TATCAAGACCACATTGATGGTGAATCAATGGTTTCTAAACTTAAACAGCAAGGTATTTTGCCAGGCATTAAAGTTGACAAGGGTTTAAAATCATTACCAGGTGGATTACCACACGAAACATATTGCTCTGGTTTAGATGGATTAGTTGAAAGAGCATCTGATTATTACGAAAGGGGAGCGAGATTTGCAAAATGGAGAGCAGTATTACAAATTACGGAAGACGGACCTTCTGATTTAGCAATACAAGAAAATGCTTGGGGACTTGCTCGATACGCTCGTTCGGTACAAGAATCTGGATTAGTACCTATAGTTGAACCAGAGATATTGATGGACGGAGATCATCATATTGGTAAAACACAAAAAATACAAAGAAATGTAATAAGAGAAGTTTATAAAGCATGTAAAATGAACGGTGTTTTACTTGAAGGAACATTATTAAAACCATCTATGACAGTATGTGGTGCAGATTGTCCTGACCAAGCGGATTATAAATTAGTTGCAAGAAAAACAATTGAAACTTTATTGAGTTGTGTGCCACCCGAAGTACCAGGTATTAATTTCTTATCTGGTGGTTTAAGTGAAGAAGCAGCATCAGTATATTTAAATGAAATGAATATTATAGGTGGTGTACCTTGGAATGTTTCGTTCTCATATGGGAGAGCATTACAACATTCTTGCTTGAAAGGTTGGTTAGGTTCAAATGAAGAAGCGGGACAATCAGCGTTGATTGCAAGAGCAAAGGCAAATTCAGAAGCAGCAATGGGATTATACGTGCCAGGTTCTCAACCATCCTCCGATGAGCAACTATTTGTAGCTGGGTATACCTATTAGTTTGTCTGCATTCCAAAACAATAAATAATTGTAACGGGAGGTAAAGACAAATGTTACACTTATTAGGTAGAGGAATAATGCCAGAATGGAATGATGAGAAGCACGACAGAGATGAGGTCTTTGCCTTTCTGTGTTATCGTGGAACTCATTATGCAAAAACGGTTTATATAGATTTCTGTATGGAGGGTCCTTCTTGGTTTCTAAATAATCCTAGAAAAGATGATCCTAAAATTAACACCTAACACACATCCAATACTACATGAAAGTGTCAAACCATGTAGTAAGGATTTAGACCGCCATAAAATATCTCGTATTCTGAAAGAGAATATGATACATTATGGAGGAGTTGGTCTGTCTGCAAATCAAATTGGTATTAGTGAAAGAGTGTTTATAATGGTATTAAACATGGAAACTGAAGAAACAATAACTTGTTTTAATCCTCGCATTATCAAAAGATATGATGATGATGTTTGGTGTGAAGAAGGGTGTTTGTCATTCCCAGATGAGATTATAAACATTAAGAGACCAGATAGAGTCGTTGTAAAATATGAAGACGAAGATAAAAAAGATCATAAAATAAAACTCAGTGGAATAGCAGCGAGAGTTTTTCTACACGAGTTCGATCACTTAGAAGGAATTGTTTTTACTGAAAGACAATAAATAATCAAAAAGATAATGACTAGTTCGGCATTCGGAAAACAAATAGCAAATAGAAATTTTCTATCAGGGGTAGCGTTCAAATTTAATTTGGCGAAGTTTCCTAAAGTTGACTTTTTCTCTAATTCTGCTATAATACCAGTATTGAATCTTGAACTTACAACACAAGCATCATATTTAAAAAATATTGACGTACCAGGTGAAAGATTGACCTACGGTGATTTTACACTTCGTTTTCTAGTTGATGAAAACATGGAAAATTATCTATCAATTTATAATTGGTTAGCAGGTTTAGGATTTCCAGAAACCACCAAAGAATTTGCTGAAATAATCAAAGACAAAGATGGACAAAGAGATCCAAAAGAAGCATTTTGTGATGGAACACTTAGCATACTCAATAGTAATTATAGGGAAGTTGCAAAAGTAAAATTTAATGATTTATTCCCTGTTTCACTAACTTCTCTAGACTTTGATGCAACAAACACTGACGTTCAATACTTTACAGCAGAAGCAACATTCAAATACACTTTATATAAAATCTCAAGCAGCATTACATGAATCTTGAACAAATTCAGGAGATGTGGGATAAAGATTCCAAAATCGATCCTGATAATTTACATGATGAATCATTAAAAATACCTCAACTTCACTCAAAGTATTATACACTCTACAATACAATTACTTTATTACGTGAGAGAGCAAGAGAACAATACAGTAAAGTTAGATTAGAAAGATATAATTATTATACTGGTAAAGCAACTGCAGAAGTTTATGCAGAAGAACCATTCCCATACAAAGTTCGTGAAAAGGATGCTATACAAAGACATCTAGAAGCAGATGATAAAATGAATAAAGTAGATATGAAAATTAAGTATTATGATACTATGCTTAAGTTTTTAGAAGAAATTATTCGTAATATATCAGGAAGAACATATCAGATTAAAAACGCAATCGAATGGAATAAGTTCCAAGCAGGTTATAATTAATAAATAGATTAGTAGAATTACTAATACAATGAAGCCAACTCCAAGAGAAACAAAAAAGATACATGAAAATTATGAGAAAGTGGTAAAGCATCTCATAGATGAAAAGTATGCGATAGATGGTGAATCAGCAGATAAAATAATCTCTGGCATGAGTCAAGAGTGGTTCGACACTATTGTAGAATAATGAAAACATTTAAACAGTTTCAAGAAGAAACACAACAAATAGATGAAGCATTGCCTTTATTAGCAGCTGTTCCAGCGTTGTTAAAAGTAGGTGGTGCAGCATTGACAGCATACTCTGCAGGTTCGGCACTCAATAATTTAAGAAAAGGTAAATTCAAACAAGCAGGAATGGATGCACTTGGAGCAATACCTGGTGGAAAAGTATTCAAAGCAGCAAAATTCTTAGGTGCAGGTAAGAACTTAGCAAGACTTGGATCAACAGCTCAAAGTGTGAATAGATTAAACTTGACTGGAAAAACACCAAACGCATATGCAAAAGGATTTGATGCAGTAACCTCTGCTCCATTCAAAGCGTTTGCAAAGAATAAAGATAATAAAGTTAATAAAAATCAAACTGTCAAAAATGCTAGTCAAGTAAAAATAGCAAACAATGATAAAGGAGGAGAAAAGGAAGTTTCTAAATTACTTGATGCAAGCACTAAATTAGGATCAAGCAAAAAGAAAAAAGCGACTGCATAATGAAAACTTATAGTCAATTCAACGAAGGACTTAAGGATTATACTAATCAGGGAAAAAATGTAAGAGTACCTGGTGAGGATACTGCGTCTTTTAAAAAATTATTTAAAGACGACTTAAAACAGATGGGTAAGTATGTAAATCCAAAGACAGGAAAACTTGAATATGGATTAAAAGGGACTGGTGGTTTATTACCTGATCCAAGAAAAGGATATCAACTCAGACAATTTGCTACTTTTAGAGGTGGTTTAACTCGTACGATAAATCCATTTTTAGGAAAAGGTCAGGGTGCTCTAAGTGGTCCTACACCATTAGCAAGACAAACACCACGTTTAATTAAACAGGGAGTAACGAACGTAACAAAGGCAATTACAAACCCTAAAAATTGGAAGAGAATAGTTAAACTTGCACTGACTAAAAAACTATGAAAACATTTCAACAGTTTAGGGAAGAGACAATAGAAATACCTGTAATTCCTTATAAACCAAATATTCTTCAAAAAGGTATTAGTAAGGTAAAGAATTTTCTAAAAAAATTCAAACGTAAACCCAAACCAGATAATTCTACTTTTCAGTTAGAACCTTCTAAAAGATTTTATGATATAAACAAGTCAGCACAACAATCAACTAAAAGAGATTATCCTAGTTGGTGGAAGGAAAAAGGACCTGCAGGTACACAATGGTATGGTAATCCAAAGGAAAGAAGAGATTTAACGAACGATTAATAGGTTTCAGAAAGTCAACTAAATAATTGATATTGATAATGTTATGTCACATTTGATTATATCAAAGAAAAATGAGGTGCATCTTCAGGTTCAATCTGATACGCATGTTTATTATGAGTTGGCAGATTACTTCACATTTGAAGTACCTGGTGCAAAGTTTATGCCAACTTATAAGAATAGATATTGGGACGGAAAGATAAGGTTATTTAATATTCAGAACAATCAAATATATGTTGGACTGTTAGATAAGATTGTACAATTTTGTAAAGATCATGAATATACATATGATTTTCAACCAAGTAAGTTTTATGGTTTACCATTTGAAGTAAACGAAGGTATTTGTGAAGAAGGTGTTAAAGATTATTTAAATGCTGTAAGTAAATATAAACCTAGAGATTATCAGATACAGGGAGTACACGACGCTTTAAAATACAATCGTAGGTTATTGATATCTCCAACTGCTTCAGGAAAGTCGTTGATGATATACGGGATTGTGAGATATTACGTTGAAAAAAAATTAAGTATTCTGATAGTAGTTCCGACGACATCTTTAGTAGAACAGATGTATAAAGATTTTGAGGATTATGGTTGGGATGTTGGTTCATTCTGCCACAAGATATATGCTGG